CCCTTCGCGGGCGCTCCGCCAGACGGAAACATCGCGGGGACTATTACGGGCGAAGGCGATGTCGTTGTTTCCGACATCAGCCTGGTCACGCATCTGCATGGTGGTATCGCGCCGGGGACAGCCAAGACCGACGAACCCGAGTAATGGGGAACCGCCAGAGGAATGCCGGTGCTGTCGTGGCGATGATGCCCGCATGTATGGGATCAATGCCACCACTGGGCGCGAGATCGGCGGGATCAAGCATCTCCGCCAGTCCATCCGCGATATTCTGACCACGCCCCTTGGGTCGCGGGTGATGCGGCGCGATTATGGCAGCCGCCTGTTTGACCTGATCGACGCGCCCTATTCGTCGGCAACCAAGCTGGCAATCATTGCCGCGACCGTCGAGGCCCTGATGACCTGGGAGCCGCGCATTGATGTAGAAGAGGTGCTTCTACGGTCCTACGAGCCGGGTACGATCATCATCGATCTGACTGGGCGCTACTTGCCGGATGGCAACGAAATCACTCTCGACGGGATTGAAATCGGATGAGTGCCTTTTCCGCCATCAATCTGTCGGAGCTGCCGCCGCCGGTGGTCATCGATCGCCTCGATTTTGAGACCATCTTTGCGGCCCTAAAAGCCGATCTGATTGCCCGGGATCCTGATATTGCTCCGGTTCTCGAGCTGGAAAGCGAACCCGCGACCAAAGTGCTGCAGGTCTGGGCCTACCGCGAATTGATGTTGCGGGCTGAATTTGACGATGCGGGTCGCGGCAACATGCTGGCCTATGCCAGCGGGGCCAACCTGGAGAACCTTGCCGCCTTTTACGGGGTCACCCGCGCGCTGGTGATGCCCGCCGACCTCTTGGCGGTACCGCCCACGGCGGAGGTCTGGGAGAGTGACGACCGCCTGCGCCTGCGCACACAGCTCGCGCTTGAGGGCTTCACCACGGCGGGGTCGCGCGGCTCCTACCACTTCTGGGGCCTGGGGGCATCTGCCCTGGTGAAGGATATCGGGGTTCGTTCCCCAACACCTGGGCAGGCCGAGGTGACTGTCCTATCGACCGAGGGCACCGGCATTGCCGATGCCCCGCTTCAGGACATCGTCTTTGCCGCGTTGAATGACGAAGACGTCAGGCCACTGACCACCGAGCTGGTCGTGCAGTCGGCCACTATCGTCGATTACGATGTGACGGCCACCCTAACCCTGTACAGCGGGCCCGATGCTGCTGTGGTTCTTGCAGCCGCCGAAGCCGCTGCGAGTGCCTTTGTCCAAGACCATCACCGGCTGGGGCATGACATCACCGTTTCCGGGCTCCATGCTGCGCTTCACCAGGTCGGGGTTCAGAATGTCACCATGACAGAGCCTGCCGCCGACATCGTGGTGGGCCCGACGCAGGCCGCATACTGCGGATCTGTTACGATCTCGATCGGGGGCATTGATGTCTGATCTCCCGAGCCTGTTGCCGCCAAACTCCGGAGCCATCGAGCGTGACCTTGAGCAGGTGATGACCCGCCTGCAGAGGGTGTCCATTCCGCTCACCACCCTTTGGAACCCTGACACCTGTCCAGAACATTTGCTGCCCTATCTCGCCTGGGCGATGTCGATCGAGGTCTGGGATGACACCTGGTCGGCGGAACAAAAGCGGGCAGCGGTCAAGAGTTCGGTTGCGGTTCATCGCGTCAAAGGCACCCGCGGGGCCGTTGAGCGCGCGTTGGGCGCTTTGGGCTTTGCCATTGATCTGACAGAGTGGTTTGAATCGGGCGATCCGGTTCACACGTTTCGACTAGATGCGTTTGGTGAGGACGTCTTTGCGGCGGGCTTTGAAATCAATGCCGCGCTATTCGCGACTGTCACCCGCGTCATCGAGAACGTCAAACCGGTGCGTTCGCACTTTACGCTGCGGATTGGCGAGCGGTTCGACAGTGGCGTGGCGATACACGCGGGCAGCCGCCTGAAGCTGGAACTTCGCGCGACGCATGACCCGATGCCGGGAACAAACCAATCAGCCGCAGAACTGCATCTTGGCAGTGGGGTTCACATCGTCCTGCCATCGGAGGAAAGCCACGAGCCATTGCCACGCGGCGTTGCCCCAGCAGCGTCAATGGGCTCCGGATCCGCGGTGTCTATCCACATGATCGACGCCCACACACACCAATTGGAAATGAGAGAGGTCGCCTGATGCCGACGACTGTTTTGACGGATCTTGCTGTCAACCTGATCACCACCGCCGCCGGTACCGGATCCAGCGTTGCGATCGCCGACGTCGCGCTGGGCGACGGTCTGGGCGGCAATTACACGCCTGGTGCCGGGGCAACGGGTTTGAAGCGCGAGCTGGCGCGGCAACCTATCGAAAGCCGAATTCGCACTGGGCCGACGACCTGGCGGATCAAGGCAGAATTTGGTCCTGAAACGCCCGCCTTTGCGGTCCGCGAAATGGGTTTTTTCGATACGGCCGGAAATCTGATCGCGCTCTATGCCGGGCTCGACATGCCGGAAAAAGAAACCGGGGCCGTGTCCTATCTGATCGCGCATTTTCTGAACTTCAGCCGCGTCAGCGAAGGGCTGGTTATCATCGATGCCCCGGATGACGTGATGTTTGACTTCATGGCGGTGACCATCCGCAACCAGGCCCTTCAAGGGCTCGATCTATTCCGCCAGGGCGAAGCCCTACGGGCTGCTGGCATCTTGTAAGGAGACCATGACATGGCACTTGAAGACCTCGTAGCAGCCACCACCGCAATGAACGATTTGACTGCGGAAGTGGCTGGAAAAATGGGCCTGATCGACGACAAGGTCGATGCGGCGACAGCCTCCGTTCCAGATGTGCTCAACAGAATTTGGTATGTGAACCAGAACACTGGCGATGACGCCAACGATGGTTCTATCGGAGCACCGTTCAAAACTTTCGCTCCTGGGATTTCCAAAGAAGCCCACGGCGGGAATTACAAATACACTCTGCAATCGGATTTCACCGTTGACAAAATCTACACCCATAATGGGAGTTCGGTCATAATCCAGTCGGATATCGGGCCGACAAATCGGAAATTGATCTACGCGGCGGAGATCGATGGCGCTACGTCGCATTCGCCTGGGTTTGCGCTTTCGCAGGGCGGGAACATTCAATTTCACGACATCCATTTTAGGTCGATAACCCTATCCGGCCACGTCACCAACGGCGGAATGATGCGGGCATTGTTGCCGGTGTATATTCGTCTCTGGCGCTGCGAGTTTGAGTTTCCGGCGGGGTCCGATCTGACGCTCCTCGGCAATCTTGGGTACTACACGCTCTATTTCCAGTCGGTGACGATACCGGCGGAAATGCCGGGAATGTACATGGAGGGTATCAGCGCCGGAACCGACCCAAGAACACTTGATGCAATTCTCGGCGGCAACGTCGCCACGTTCTAACGCCCTTAATCAGGAGAGCCAAAAAGATGCAGTTACTTACCGTAACCTATGCTGGCGTCACGCACCACACCAAGACCCGCGCCGAACTTGAGGCACTGAATATTCCCGAAAATGTTATTGCAAGCGCAGAGGCGGATATCGCGGCAGAGGCACAGCGAACCGCAATTCGTGCCAGAATACGCTCGACGGCGGGCGACAATGCCTCGCTTCTCGGCACGACATCAGATGCCGCTGCCTTGCTGCTGTATGAAATGGCCAAGATGGCGGCGGAAATCAACGCGGCGGGCACCGTGGCTGAGATCAAGGCCGCTGCGCAGCCTTTCGCGGATCTCACAGCCCCGTTTCTTGCGGCGGTGGCTGACGGCAGCGTGAAACTGCCGGTCTTGATCAAGGGTGAAGCGGCTGCGTTGGCGGAAATGCAGACGCGCGCGACCGCAGTCGCGGCGGCGCTATCGCTGGAATCCAACGACTAACTTTTCGCACACACTCCTTCAGCGCGCCGGGGCCAGTTCGATGACAGGGCGATCCATTGGGTCGCCCTGTTTCGTTCGGTCAATGTCGAGCCTCACAAGGCAATCACGGCGCGGGGAAACCGCCAGAGGATTGAAGACGCCCCCGGTGGGATGTTTGCGGCAATAGCAGCCACCCCATGAAGAGGTCAGTATGCCCGCATCCTTTCTCCACGGCGTCGAGGTCATCGAGAT